TTTAAATTAGATTATAAACTTCTTGCCTTTTTTGTAGCCATACTGTACTGCCCATAAAGCACTAGCGGTTAAAATACCAACTAACCAAACATTAATTTCTGTTAATGCTTCTGGTGCAATTGTGACACCTGCTTTGCTAGCGAAACTATTGATGTAACCTGACAGCAATTCAGCTGCAACACTAGCGATACCAGCGAGACTAGCAACCCTCAACACTAGCTTATTGGCGGACTTCACTGGTGGGGTAGAAACAACGGTCTTCTCATTAAGTTGTTTTTGCAACTCGCTATTCACTTCTGACACCATAGAGACCTGCTTATCCTTGTTGGCAAGTTCAGCCTGCAAGGTTCGGATTAATTCATCTTCTTGTTTTTCAGCAGCAATTTTCTCTGGTATTTCTTTGGCCAAGAACGCATTGACTACATCCATAGCAGTGGCATTGTTGTTTAGATGCGACAATATCTCAGGTTCTGTTGGGGCTACACCTCTAGCGGCGATATAGATATTAACTATTTGTTCTCTTGTTACAGGCATTTCATCCTCTTTCTTTGTTGTTGTTTTAGCACTAATAGCTGGTTGAGCAGTGAACCCATTATAGGTTAACCAACCTCTGCACCAGCGTCCGATAGAAGCCCATGTATAACGATTTTTGCGAACAGGTGATCCGTTCACTTGCCACCCAGATGTGTTACCAGTTGCTCTGCCATCATCGTTTTGTTCAACCATAGTCACACCATTAGCATCAGCGGAATGCACAATGGCCACATGGCCACCTAGTTGCACACCTCTATAACCATTAGCGAATATGAGTATATCCCCAGGTTGTGGCAATTGGTTAGCATTATTGGGGTCATTGGCTGTCTTGCTGAAATAAGCACTGTTTCTCTCGAATAGTTGGGTGGCATACTGCACACCATAACCTTGATTGTATGGGCTTACACCAGTTAGATGTTGAACATAGTAGTTGAATAAATCAACACACTGTGCGCCCCATTTGTTGTCAAAGTTAAGATGTTTACCCAATTGCTGGTCAGCCCAATTAATGGCCATTGATCGTGTCATAGTGTCACCCTCCTTTTTGATTCGTCACTTTGTTCATGCCTATAATTATTCTCTAAAATACCCATGATGACGTGCGCTGTGGATTCCTGTTTGTGGCCTAACTCTGTTACCTTACTGTCTAAATTTTCAATTTTGGAATGGGTGCTGATGTGTATATCTTTAATGTTAGACATGTCTTCATGTATTCTGGACAATGCTTGACGAAATACAGCTCTGTCTTCTGCGGCATTACGATTATATGATTCTGTGATTCGGTCTGAACTGCTGAGAAATAGTTTAGCAAATTTAGAAAGTCCCCCAATTAAACCAGCAGCAGCAGCTGATAATGCAGTGATAATACCGATGATGACTTCTGTTTGCATTTGTTCTATAATATCATATTATTTAATTTGATAACACTAATCGCAATAACCCTTGTTACAAAAGCTCTACAGTGATATGGGCTGGATTAGCGGCTGATGCGCCAACCGTCACCCTACCACTCGCCCCACTTTGCTGTGCTGCTATCTTCAATGTATGCGCACCAGCCGATAGTGTCTTAATTGCAAAAGGCTTGATCTCCTGGAAATGGCTACTTGATGTCACTGTTGATAAGGCGTTACAGAAGACAGTTGCGCCTTCCTGTATTAAAAGACCTAGGTTGGATGCTGCGGCAGCAGAACTAGTGGACACCGCTGGACAATAACCAGTGACCTTAATCTTCCTACCGGTTGGCACTATAACCGTCAATGATAAGCCGGTGACATCAACAGCAGAGGTTGAGTCGCTACCAGGGGTAAAGCTACTGATTATTTGCCTGAACCCTAGCAACTTTGAGTTAGGGTCTCTGTTGCAAATTAGGTTGCCATTACTATCTGTAACTGTGTATGGTGTAGAGCTGGCAATCGGCAACACCTTGTCCTCCTGCCCCTGATTAATGCTAGCCACAGAAGCAATAGAACTCGCACCTGTCACTATGATTGCAACCCACATGCTGTTAGCTGGTAATGTTGGGCTTGCAGCATTATTGGTCACTTCTGAATAAGCTAATGCTCCTGTGTCACTAATAGACACATAGGTGTCCCTAGACGCAGTGAAAGTTCTAGCTGTGACTGCGGATGCAGTGACTCTCTTGCCACTAACCACAGCCACAATAGCTGTCATTGAGGCTGCTCGTGTTGAACCATAGCTGTCGCCTGTCCAGACACCACCAGAAACAACATGATCGAACATGGACTCATCTTTGAAGGTGTTGAGATTCCCACTGTCTTCCATGGCTTCTGGGGGGATGTCACCAGTGATAGTGTCCATCACTGCCCATGTCAAAGAACCTGGCTCGATGTTGTCTGCATCAATATGACCATTGATGACATTAGCTAATTGGTTAAAAGGGGTATTAACATCAGACGCATCTGCGTTATCTCCATCATTTGGTAGGGTGAGTGATACTGTGGGCATATTATTGATCCTTCCTGCGCTTGATTGCGCTTTCTTTAGTGCTTAATTCTAGGTCTTGTATGAGCTGATCCCACTCATCTTTGTAGGTGGGTGACTGTTTGTATTTGCCTTGAAACGGCTTGTACAGTTCAGGTAGGCTCTTGTTAAAGCGTTCCATCAGCATCTTAGCTTCATTGGGTTTGCCTTCTTTGATGAGCTTAGTGGCATCAGCTGATGCTTGATTACGCAAAGCTCTAGCACTATTATACACTTTATAGAAGGCTGTTTCATCTGCACCACCAGGTGACACAAATCGTCTCTGTACAGACTCTGGCATACTCCTGCCGCCAACTGCTTCTGGCCCAGGTGCAACACCTGTGGCTAGCAAGCCTCTGTCTACAAGGTTAACTGCGTTAGAACCCACTTCGCCGAAAGTGCCTTTGATCCATTTATCCACTTTCAACGGTGAGGTATTGAACAAGTTGCCAATGTAGCTAGTTAGTTGTGAATACTCCTCAAACTTCTGACGGTCTGCTGGCAAGTCCTGCATATTGCTAGGGATTAGATCTCTGCCTGTGAAGAAATCTTTCCCTAGGATAGCTTCTGTAGTTGGCTTTAGCGCTTGAGGAGTAACCGATGAAAGGAACTTGTTAGGGTCACTGAAATCAATTGGCGACAATGTACCGGCTATGTTGTTAGCTGTTTTGCCAACATCACCAGTCAAGAACCCTGCTAGGGTTTGTGATTTCTCTGGATCAGTATCAAAGACATATTCTATGTACCTACGTGTTGGCTCCACTGTATCAGATAGACCTGGGGGTTTAGGTATTAATACCACACCATCCCACCTGCGGTTCTTCTCATCCCATTTCGCACCAGGTTTAATGATGACAAAGTTTGACTCTTTGACATATTCAGGAATAGTGTTGTAAATATTCCTACGGTCTTCATCCATGTTGTTCCAGATTGTAGTGGTGGCAACCGGCATACCTACAAGAGTTATGATCTTAGCAGTTGTGCTAACAGGTCGCTCTGCTATGCTTCTGAACAATGTTCTGCTACCTTGCACACCAGCATTACTATATGGGAACACACTATTCAGCACTTTACCCCAACTACCAGCAGCCATAAAGTCAACAGTGTTCTCTCTGGCTGCTCTGCTAGCTATCTGAGCAGCTTCGTCAAGAGTTGCACCTTGTTTGATTGCTTGTTCATATGTACCCTTGAACCCTGCAAACCTAACCACTTGCTCGCTCTTGCCTACAAAAGAATTGAAACCGTCAGCTAACGCTCTCATCGCTTTTGATGGGTGGACTGCGTAATTGCTCCATTTCTGTTTTTGGCTACTACCAGTCAAAGCCTGTTGTCTCATCAAGGTTTCTGATTCTTTCTTTTTCGCATACTGGTTAATCGAATATGCGCCCTTGTTGCTTTTCTCAAAAGACCGGAATATGGCAGTGTCGTTTTGGTGGAGGGGTTTGCCCAGTGTTGCAAATATTGAATTAACAAGGTTGATAGGGTTGTATAATTTTCTTGCGTTTCTTGACACAACAGCACCAGAAACAAGATCTCTAATAGGGTTAGTGACTGCGAAAGCAGGGTTAAACCCTGTTGTACCAGCTCTGAACACGTTGTTGATAGGTCTTAAGGCATCAATCAAGACATTACTGGTCTGGGTATCAAAACCTCTGATAGCTAGTTCTATTTCAGCAGGAACTTTGATATGTACCTTCTTGCCATTTTCTATAAAGCTAATGTGTGGCACATTTGGTCCAGGGGCTTTTGCTAATCTTTTCGCTTCGCCCATCTGTTCTAATAAACTAGATATTGTCTTTGCTGCATTATTGCGAGTGGTTTCTCTGTATGTTGATTGCACTGTCTGCACTAATGTAGTTAGAGAGCTTGCTATTTCTTTAGTGTCTTTTGCGTTTCTTCTCTGAGCTGCAATTGTAGAACTGACAGATGCAACAGGGCCTGATTGACCTCGCATTTTCTTGACACGATAATCAGACATTTCTTTTTGTTGTCGAATATAGCCTGCCGACTCTGATAGATTATTTGCGACATTGTCGCTTATTTTACCATCATCAATAAGTTTGGCGATTAGCTTATCCTGCTCTTCCCCTATTGGGGTATCAGACAACTGCTTGTAAACATCATCAGTAATCTTGCCCGCTTGGAGTTCTGCATCTAGTGTTGCTGTTTTTTTAGCATAAGCAATAGGGTTGGATGCCCACTCTTCTGCAATCTCTTTAGATATTAAGCCATTTTCAAGTCTAATCTGGTTTAGTTCTGTGTAGTTGTCCACTAGCGCTCGATATGCACCTTCTCCAGCCATGTTGTCTGCAAGCTGTTTTTCATACCTTGCCACCTGTTCAGTAGACAGTTTTCTTTTGCCGATTGCGAAAAGATCAAGCTCTTGCTTAGCGGCAACATAGTCATCAACAACTTTAGTGGCGGCATCAACATCATTATCCACAGCTCTGACCGCTGTCCATAGCCTCTGTGATGCTTCATTGTTGGATAGATAATCCTGTGCAAATGATGTTGATCTTTGGGCATCACCAATAACAGACCTCGCCTGTCCATAACCGCTAGTGTCATTGATGAAATCACCACGCTTTAGCGTTCTGTACACAGGTGCTAGGTTATCCACCATTTTATTGACGAACGAATCCTTGATACCCACCAACTTACTGCCAGCACTTGTACCAGCTAAAGCGTCTCCAAATTTATACCCTGCGCCCTTAATGGCTTTTGACACCACTTTATCTAGCGTGCCAACAACACCTTCATTGCGCAACTCTGTCATAGCAGGACGGCCACCAGATTCTGCAAGATTAGAAACTGCCCTGCCTGCTAACTGGTCTCCTGCTTTTAGCCCCTTTAATGCACCAGGTAATAATATGTCTGTGGCTAGGCCAATACCAACGTTCTTAGCCACTTGTGGATCATCGCCCCTACCAATATCTTGGGCTACGCCAATACCTGTACCGACTAAAGAACCTGGAACTTTCGTTGCTGTCCATCCGGCGATTTCACCAGCTTTACCTAACCTGCCACCAAATTTAGCTGCCAGGTTAGCGCCTTCAACAACTTTATCGACTTTACCAACAGGTACAGCTAGTGTTCCAACGTCTACTATCGCCTTTGCCCCAGTACCTACCACTCTACCAACTTCACCACCTATACCATATTGAGCTGATTCTCTAGCTTTCTGGTCTAGCTCGTCAGCTTTGCTAGACAAACCTAGATTATCTTTTCCAGGTATAGCAAAATCTAAACCTCTATAAAAGCCTCGGCTTAGACCACCAACTAATTTATCATTACTAGCAGTGTAGAAATCAACTAGGTCTTCTTTCAAGCTCTTATCCAATTTACCTGATGTATCTAGCCAACCCACAATCACAGAAGCATCCTGGTCACCTTTTTTGATGTTGTCCTTCAACGATGCGACAAACAGGTTTCTCTTTTTGCTATCTAGCGAATCCCACTCTTTGAGAGTAGCATCTTTTTCTAACACACCTTCTGATGCAGGCCCACGATAAACTGCTTTGGTGGGGTTGGCTTGTTCTTGTAGTTGCTTATCATAGGCTAGATTAGACTCCTGAAAAGCTTTAACAGAACTGGCTATGCCACCAGATATTGTTGGGTCTCTATATAACCTACCACCAGTAGTGCTTGTGGTTTGTGTTTGGCCATCAGGATTGTATAGCCTTCCCATGGCTATTGTCCAAATGCGTTCTTGCGGTATGTATAGACAGCATCTTGAATCTCTTCTGGGGATAATTCAGGATAGGCTTGCTGTAGCCTTGGTAATAATTGTCTTTCAGTTATAAACTCATTTTCTCTTTTAGCTAAACCTTCTCCACCAATATTACTAAAGAATGTGGCGACATCTTGGGTCAAGTCAAACCTGGCCTCGGCTTTTGTAGGAGGTGCTGCGGCTTTAGCGCTAGAGCTAGCCATTGAAGCCCTTTGTATCTGCCTATCTCGTTCAGCCTGTGATGCTTGGAACTCACGTTGAACCCTAGCTTGCTCCGCTTCATAAGCTCGGCGTTCTTGCTCTGCTTGGAATTGACGCTGGGTTGATAGATCATTTTCCCTGATACCAATAGCTTTATCATAGATACTGCTGTTGATGTCGGCTTTCCTGCCTAATGCAGATAATCTAGCTTCTTCAACACTAGCTTTTAGTTTCGCCAATGCTGGTAAATAAGTGGAGGCGGTGTATTGTGCCTGCTCGTTGGGTGTGAACCCAGAGAAATACATGCCTTTGTTTTGGGCTGCTTGTGGTATTTCTTGGTTGAATACCTGACTTTTAGCAGCTTCAAGACCAGCCTCATTAGCTTTGGCTAGCTCTTGCTGGGCGGCTAATGATTGGTCTATGATTTGGTTTTGAGGAGCATAAGCCTGTCCTAGCTCTTGCACTAATGTTTGTAGGTCTCTGACTGGTGGCATATAAGTCCTTTCGTTGTTACTTAAAATGTGCCTTGGTAGGGTATGTACTTAATATTTAGGTCTACACTGTCAATTGTAGCAGAATAGGCATAGGGATTAATAGCTTCTGCCCCAATGGTTATAGTGCTACCGCTAACCTTAATATATATATTAGCAGGTAAATAGCTTGGTGTGGTAGTGTCTCTAACTGTTGTGGCTAGTTCTATCTTAACATCCTTATATTTGCCTGGGTGGTATAGGGAATTATCGAACAGGATCATACCGAAATCGGTATCTGCAACTTCAAAACTATCTCTGTCTTCCCAAATACCATTTGACCCCACTGTGCCTTGTAGGGTCAATGTCATTTCCTGCATTGCTGATGGTATCTTGAACGCATCTAAATCTGAATCAAAGACTTTGTTGTCGTAGTCACTCATACGGCATAGTCCAGTGCATATCTTACATAGATTGTTTTAGCGCTAGCAGTGTAGTTGCTCTGACAAACTATGTACAAATTGTCAGCATCAGAATAAGCATAGGCACTAGTATAGAATATCCTAGAGTATGGCCCACCTGGGGGGCCTGATGTTGTGTCGAATGTACCTTCGATGCGTGAACCTAGTGGGTACCAATCTGTGCTGTTCTCAGAAAATTGGACTGTGAAAAATGGTGTTTCATCTGCTCCATGTGGGATAGTGATAGTCACATCATTTGTCACCACTGACGTACCTGATGCAGGTACACTGACACTAGAACTACCTACTTTAAATATCTTATCTATTGCAGAATCTGAATCAACTGCTGTGCCTTGGTTGTCGTAGATACGATAATACACAGGCACATCTGACTTTGTACCACCATCAGTATTTAGAATCAACGTTAGGTTGGCTGTGTCCACAAAGGCTGTCAACCATGGATCTTTTCTCCCCCCGCTAGGGTTGGCAAAGGTGCCGTATAGTGTACCATTCTTGTCTGGGTCCCAAAAAACCCTAAACATTGGGATGTACCCTAGCCCATGATTGATAACTGTTTCATTGGCGTACCCTGATGGTGGGAACGGTGCAGCAGGCAGGCTACTTTGTGTTGATGGAGCTGTATTGGCATCCATATTTACGGACCCATTTAAATGGATCTTTAGATAATCATAATCAGAGTTTAGACTATGAAGGCTCATCTAATTCCTCTGTTGGTTTTGCCATTTCGAATCCATATGTACCTGTTGAACGCAAGCCAATATTGACATAGTTACGACCATCATCATCAAAGAATCGCCATGTCTTCATATTCATATTGAACAGCAGTTGTTCGCCTGTGGCTTTTGTTACATCAACACCAGGGTGAGATATCTTCATGCCGAAATCTTGGCCTGCACCCCAACCATCTTTCTGATAGCCAAAGATCATACGCTTAGTTGTACCGTCAGATAAGACTTGGGTTTTAAGCCTGTCGTTTGTTAGGATGACTAGCTCGTTCAGTAGCATTATCATCTCTTCTGGAGTCGCTGTTGCAGGCAAGGTTCTTAGAGTGCCACCATTGAGAGCCATACCTAAATCCATTATCGTATTCTCCCAACTTTGACTTGGGCAATCCTGCCGAACAATGCCACTGGCGTATCAACACCTAGGCGTTCATATCGATATTGTAGGTGTTTACCCCTACCACTCATGCCGACTTTAGTATCAACAAATGATAGGCCACCCCATACAAATGAACCCCAAACAGCAGAACCCCACTCGGCACCGCTCGACTCCACAGGAAAGTTTGACATGACTGCTGAATTAGCATAGTCAAAATCAACACCAACAGATAGGTTAAAATCAACATTACCAGTCCTGGCAAACGGTCGGAATCTTTTTATCCTTTTCTTGCTTGCACCGGAGCCATAGATTTTATAGTTTTCATGGTATTTGAAATATATTGGCTTGCCTAGATCACTGCCAACTTCCGCCTCGGCTTTGAACACCCATGGCGTGTGGTGGCTAAACTCGATAAGTGGGTTCTCGTCTTCTTGTGTCCAGGTTAGACCACCGACAACATCTTTGCCGTCATCGATAAACCACTCATTGTTGGTGATGTCATAGATAGCAATCTTGTCATTAACAGCGCTACCTGGGCTTTGATAGTAGACCCTCAGCATATTGTCTCTTAAATGCAATCTAACTTTGGACTTTGATGGGATGCTAGATAGTTCTGGCTGGATAACTTCTGATACCAATGTATCAGAAACGCCATTGAACTTATATATCTGCTTATCATCAGCCATGAAATAGATAGCATTGCGATCAACTGCCACAGCTTCTTGCGACACTGCTCCTTTGGTACCGACAGACTCCACTCTTTGGAATGTGGCAATGTCAGATCCATAGATTGTGTGTTTGGATTCATGCGTAAATATGACTAGGTTATCTTGGAACACTGCTAGTGCTGCAATATGGTCAGATGACTTCGGTGTTGGCACGTAGAAAAAATTGACACTAGGGTAGGAATCGAAACTATACAAATCAGAAAAGACCACCCGCACTTTGTCATGCACAAAGAATAACCTGCCTTGGTGAAACGCAAGATGAGTTGCACCTTCTGGAGCAGATAAGATCTCTGTCAAGCCTGCCCCACCATCCCAATATTGAGGGTAGTCTAAACCGTTAACCATAAAGGTTTTGTCGTCAGCTTGGTCGAACCTGACATATGATGAGCTAGAATCTAGGGCAGTGGAAACTGTTGTCATAGTGCCGTCATCCTCCATGGAATATAAACTCCCACTAGCGGCGAATACAGTCCTGTTAGCGCTATCGGATGGTGTTCTTCGGGTAAAACCCTTAACGCCATTGTTGGGGCTAATATAGGTCTTAAAACGTATAGATGATGAAGCTGTTGACCATGTACCACCAGAAGTAGTGGATGTGGCTAGACCTGTGCCTGTTAAATTCGACACTAGGTAATTACCAGAACCATTGTCTTGTTGGTGTAAGACGATCCAATAGTTAGTGCCTGATGCAATTGCTGGACAGTCCATGAAATAAGCAGCAGTGAAAGCAAAACTACTTGTGATGTCTTGGTTCTTTATTGAGCTAGTGGCTAGCAATGTTCCTGGCACGCCCGAATTGTCGGAATAGGCTTTAACCATCAGTGGCCCAGTAGGGCTAGTGCCAGTCTTAACATCAACATCAAACCTAGTCAAAACACCAGTTGCACCTGCTGTGAACTTTTGGGCTACCCAACTAGTTGTGGTTATGGTGCTACTGTCGGTGGAGCTAGTGGTGTTGGCTTGATCTTGAGCTTGACCAACAGGGGCGCTCAGATATTGAGTCCCCTTTCTGGTTAAGATAGCTACCCTAGAATCAGTGATGACTCTCGCATACATGCGACAATTTCGCAAAAATGGTGATTGACCTGCCGGCATGATTTGATCAGGGGCAACAAGGTTCAAGCCTCTTAAGTCATATGTTTCATCATCTATCAAAGAACTGGTAACTTTAGTCCTAGTTATCCTGCCTGTGTATTGTTTGGACATGGCTTACCACTCTCTCTTTGGATTCAACCCACCACGCTTACGGAACATAGTTGACCTAGCACCTGCAACCCTACCAGCTCGTCCTTCTCGGAGTATTAGGTTATTCATCAGTCTACTTAGATCCACTTCTCTTTGCTCAGCTTCTTGGTAATCTTCATTATCTTTCATGACGCGTAGCAATGCACCTAGCACTAGCAACTCATCATATAACTCTGGCAATATGTATTCAGAAGCCGCTTCGGTAACTCTTGTAGGTTCTTTGAGGTAATCAACTTTGATTGTGTGCGCACCATCAACAGGTGCTGCAAATCTAATCTGATTAGCAAATATTGTCCATTTGAAAATTGTCATAGCGTCCGTTGTGTCCCAGTTTGGATAGGTGTCCATAAAATCAGTGTATTCCATTTGGTCTCTCATCATGTCTCTGTAATGCGGGGAAGTGAGTCTCATGGCTAGGATTGTTAGTAGGTCAGATGGCAATGTTGCTGTGGTTGCGTCATCAGCAACATTGATTGTGGCTGTGGTTTCCATGAACCCAAATTTATATTTGCTACATATCTCTGAGATAAAATCTGATCCAGCATCCATAATCTTAGACGCTGAATAACTAGAATCATCTAACTTGTCTCTTACCCTAGCAATTAATGTTGTTCCTGTCATGATACTACCGTCCTATTCGATGCTACGGTTCTGGTAGATGCAACTGACCTAGACAGAGGTAATGATCTATACCTAGGGTCGGTGAAGCCTTTCCAGAACTCGGTTATGGTTTTAGTGGTGATATACCCTCTCGACTCAAGTACCGACACATAATCCACCAATGTTTGAAAATCAGTTAATGCCCATTCAGAGGCTGTGGTTGGTGTGGTGACTAGACTGTTGAATACTAGAATCACACCTTGTCCATTAGCAACAGCGTTATCTATATATCCTTTAACAGTGGCGTAGGTTGTGGTGTTGATTATCTGAGCTGTCTTTAGTCTTTTAACATTGGCTATGGGTAGTGGAGTCATGCCATGAGAACTAGTCTGTAATGTTCTACCGGATAACAAGTTAAGAGCATCAAAAGCACCATCAGAAAATGAATTAACTACACCATCAATATAAAACACGTGGCGGTCAGCCTCGCCCCTAGTGTAGCCTAGGTTCTGGACAGTGCTTATGCCGACCGTCAAATCCTCTGTGGCTTCGTCTACGGATGTCAAATCACCCATGCTAGATGTACCAGTCGGGACTACATCCCAACCATTATCGTACATAGTGCCTATCTGATTGACTGTTAAATAACCAGCACCGCCAACATTGCCAACTCTATACTGCACAGAACCTTTGATGTTTTTGGCTGCTAGCCTAGAATAAGCTTCTGTGTATTGTGATGCTAGAGAATTGTCAAAAGTGAATAGCACTTGTGGTAATTGATACTCATCAATGACTAGCTTATCGAAAGTCATCCATGTTGTTTGGCCACTGGCTGCTTGACACCTGACTCTCATTCTGATCATAGTATTTGACCATGATTCTGAACCTGTCAAAACAAATTCAGATTTAGGGATGACTACTTTATTCCAGCCTGTGCGGAATCTTGAAGCCAATATCCTCCATGAATAGTTGTTTGTGAAAGTTGAAGATGAAGAAATGAATAGGGTTGTGACTAACGACTGGTTTATTTTGGCGATGTCTTCTATGTAAATATATAAAGTGACTGTCCTCATCTTAGAGAAAGCTGTGGTGCTGATAGTTTTAGTCACAGACACTGCTGTTGATCCAAAGTCAACTCGGAGTGCAGACCCACCCGATTGGGTGTTGGTTGTATCTGCTTGGATAGATCCACCAGCACCCGAAACAGTCCAGTCCCCCACTGTGCCAAACTCTTCAAATAAAGTGCCAGACTGTACTAAATAATTCTGCGTTAATGTTGATCTTGACATTTAAATATCCTAACTACGCTGGGATCACGAATGCAGTGACGTTAATTGTACCGCTCAAGCTCAGAAAAACACCAGTAGAGACTGCGGCAGGGAACGCATGGTAGCCAATAGCAGGGGTAATAGTACCTGAAATAGCTGTGCCACCAGCGGTGGTGCCATCTCGGATGACAACAGTACCTGCGCTAGTGCTATTCACATAAAACCCTACTAGCTGACCTGCCCCAGTCAAGGCTACATCAGCAGATGTTAAGTTGACTGCTGTCGGGGCTTTTGGATAAGATGTAACCTTATCGTCTGTCTGGTTCAAGCCTGTCGCCAGGCTAACGCTAATACCTTTAGTCTCTACGTCAGAGCCATCAAGAGCTTGCGTGATTGTTATTAGTAAATTTTTTATCGTTGTGTTGTCGTCAACTGACATATATATTCCTTTTCTTAGTTAATAAACTTATTATATACCAACAAAAACGCCCCTGCAAATGCAAGGGCGTAGTTTTGTTCGGTTTTAACCTAACTTAGGCTTCACGAGTCCATGTGCCGGCAATCTCTTGGACATACCAGCCATCAACACCATCAGCAACTAAAGTAACATAATCACCAACTTTACCTAGTGTGTTGACTATATCTTTGTTGTCAGCAGCAGTAAAGCCGTTTCCCATGATTTTGTCAGAAGCATTAGGGCTAATTGTAACCGTCACGCTACCATCTGCGACTGCTCCTGCTGGAGTGTTAGCTGCGTTGTCACCACCATTACGGATAGTGAAGCTCAAACCAGCAGCGGTTGAAGGCAGTGTGATAGTTGCGCTAGAGGTTAGATTTTGGATAACGCCACAGTCAGTAGCAGCAAGAGTTTTATCTCCTGTGACATCTGTGGATCCTCTTTTAGTTAAATACATATTGTACTCCTATTTCTTGGTTGTAGTGGTTTTCTGAGTTTCTGCGGCTATTTCAGCGGCCACAGCAACGCTGTCATCAGTAGTTGGGGTTGCGGGTGGAATTGGCACTGTGACTTTTGCGTCAGATTGTGATGCATTGGCTTCGGCTTCTAACTCTGCGTTACGCGCACGTAGTCTTTGCATCTCTTCTTCTTCTAGTCTTGCTGACAACTCTACCCTGACAACGTCACCATCTTTTATTGGGCGTTCGAACGTCCACCCTAATTGTACTAACGCATCGGCAACTGGGTTGCCCATTTTATTGCTGGCTTGTGCGACTAGTGTCTTACTGCCATCTGGGCTTCGGTACACACCTGATGGATTAATCGTACCATTAGTGGTTTCTGTCTGTGGGCCTGTTGGGATTGGGTTCATTGTTTACTCCTTTTTATACTTTTTGATTAGGCAATTTTGTGAAGTCGAATTGCTTCGGCTTTGTTGGTAGGGATGAATGCGTCGTAGTATCGGCGACCTTCAACGACTTTACCGTCAATACCTTGAACATCGTCAAGAATACGAACCATGTCGAACTTAACTGGTCGGACAACTACTGATTTGTGGACAATCATGAAACCAAAGTTAGCAACATAGTAAGTTGAAGGACAGACTATGATTTCCATGCCGTCTACTTCGCCGACTTTGCCAGTGATCAGGTTCTTCTGAGTTGTGTCACACGCACGCATAAATTCTGGATCTCGCTTTAGCAAGTTCCATGAGGTAGCGCTTAAGAACAATACTAGATCTGTTTGTGGCACTTCTGCATCAATAAGAGCAGCAACCTGAGTTAATATTTTGCTGTAAATGTCGCTTGAAGCTAGGGCGCTAGTAGCACTCTGGCTGTTAGCAACTGCTTTAGCAGCTAGTATAGCTAGGGTATAAGTGTCAACAGTAGGGATAGAAACTTTACGAATTTGGCGGTCAACAGCTTTGTCAACTTCTTGTGCCATCATGCTGTCTTCTAGGTTACCACGGTCAACAGAGAAAGTGAAAGCTTTGTCTTGTGACAAAACAAATGTCTGTGTGCTAGTACCTAGTTCATTCAACTGACCGAATCGGTTAGTACCGGTTCGAACATAGTCGTTTTCTGTTACAGTGTCTACTGAGTAGATTGTTACAGAGTTTTTTCCGTTAAATTCTATACGGACATCGCTTTTGTTAACGATTGAAGCAGTCTTTGACTCGGTGTAAAACCTTTCGTCAATTATGCCTAGGGTCGAGGAGGCGTAATTCTGGGCCATAATAATAATCCTTTATCTTATTTATTGTACCCGCTCTTAAAGAAAGCATCTCTATCATAACCATCAGCCTTGGGAGCTGGTGCCATGCTAGCGCCTGCACTTAGAGTTTGGGCTTGTTGTAATTGGGCAAGTCTTTCTCGCTCTTGAGCTTTGGCTTGTTCAGCTACATGGCTAGAACCTGTCACTGCTTGAACTCTCGCTCTTGCTAGATCATGCCAATCTTGTAGATTAGCTGGGTTCGTCCAATAATCATAAGCTTGTTTGCCACCTTGTTCAACCTTTTCTTTTAAGAATGTCTGCATAGAATCAGAGACCTCAGCTGTTACATTTTGTCCGACAAAGAACTCTGTCAAGACTCGGTTAAACTTTTCTTGCTGAACTTCTTGTTCTAATTTGTTAATTCTTAACTCGCTAGGGTCAAGCTCGCCATCATTGTCATCGCCCAGTAATGGGGCTATGCCAGAAACAGCTTTAGTGGTTTCATCTGCTAGTGTTTTTGGTTGCCTGTTTGCGTGAAAACCCCGCTGATTATTCCTTATTTCTTGAAGTAGTTTCTTTTCGGCTTCTGTGGTTGGCGTTGGCCTTCCAGTTTTAGCAGCCCAATCAGCTAAATCTTGGTCAAAGTTTGTCGCAACTTCATCAGTCTTAACTTCTGTTGTTGCATCTGCGGTGCCTGTGTTGGTTGGTGTGCTTTCAACTTGTGTGTTGCTAGCTACTGCATCCGACACTTGGGTTTGTACTTCTGGTGTCTGGGAATGACCTGATTGGTCGCCAGTTTCAGTAGTAGCTCCAGTGTGAGTGGACTCGTCCATCCTGTTACTCCTATTCGTTGTTTTACTTGCAAACCACAATGATGTGGTCTAAAACGATTGTACTAGGGTTCAAGCATTCTGTCAACATAAGCAAGAAGATGCTCTGCTGTTGTGGCTTTGTCGACAAATGACGCTTTGTCTTCGGCGGTAGTGGCACCCATAGCAGAAGCTAGGGCTTTTGCCCTAACCCCTCTAATCTTTTCCACCAGATCGGCAAACGCCACATTCTGTGATTCTTGGCGATATGCTGCTTTGAGGGCGCGAACTTCTTCTTTTAACTCGTCATTATTATTGGTTTTCATTCATCCCTCCTTGGGTTGGTTGCATTGGTGGCATCGGTAACGGCTTATTATTAGCATCAGTCAATGGGTTCTCCATGTCTGCCATTTGGTTAGCTTGCTGTAACATCTTGACCTGTGAGTCACCGATATGAGCAGGGTCTGGTTCGAAACCTAGCTTCTTCTCTATCTGAGCTTTGACATGTGGGCTAGCGTCCTTATAATCAATGTTGATGTATTCTTTGGCTGGCATGTCATCATTTGATGGGGCAGGTGGGGCAAGCATAGCGTTGAATTTGTCATCAGTCATAGATGGGTCAACTGTCTTCGCCATCCAGCGTTTGACTTCAATAGGATTAAATAGACCTTGCGGATCATCACTAAACAACTGGAACAACTGATTGTTCTTCTGCCCAACTTCCATCTGTTGTCTTTTCAGGGTTGAATCCAATAGAACATTAACTTCAAACTCGCCATCATATTCATAAGGGTCATAATTCTTAAATTCTACCCCCATTGGTCCGACAACCTTGATGATAGTTTCTTGGGTAACAAATATCTGCAATATCTTCATGATGATTTGACCTAGTTGGGCGAACCCTTCTGATTCAAGGTTAGTAATTTTCACACCAAACCTATCTTGGGCTTTAACTAACTGGCTACTAATCTCAGTGGCTGTGGTCCGGCTTTTAGCTTGTGCTACACCCTGAACGGCATCATCAGCGGCTGTGCTGCGTCTCATTCTGTTCTCGGTCATGTTCATCTTCATGGCTAAATCTGGGCCAATGTTGGGTCTGTCTAATGGTGTTAACGCACCTTTAGGGATAGGATAAACCGACCCTGATATAGACTCAATCTCTGGGGCTAGATCTGCAAAGGCTGGGTCAATCTGCCACATAGGAGTGTTGATTAGCATAGCGTTGTCCATGTCCATAGAGGCAATATCAGACAACAGCTCGCTGTCATTCATAATGATAGCCATGTCGCCTTCGGCTAGGAACTGTGAAGCATCAATAAGGTTACGAGCAGGGGCATAAGGTAAGAACGGCTTGATCTCTTCTAATTTCTTGATTGACTCAACCATGTTACCATCAGCATCAGGTCTTTGAATCTTAACTTCTGACTCTTTACGCTGAAACGGTATTGCACCTTCATAAATAACTGTCTCGCCATTAGCAATTTCATACATCATACCTGTTGGCAAATGATAAATCCTTGATACCCTGACTTGTCTCTTGATAGCTTCATCACCTAGGGTGGAACCATTAAACTGATCTTTGAACTCTTTGTCTAGCTTATCCTTGCCTTCTGATTTCTTCTTGGCATTCTCTTTGACTGAGTTTAATTTCTTGTAGCGCTTGACATAAGCATCCTTTTCAGGGTCATATATGGTAGCAGACTCCAATGTTGCTATATCAGCAAAATAGCTGTGACCCATGTACTGGGCATTAGTGATGTCAGTTGAATTTGGGTCAATGATTATATCTCTAGCCGGTATGTTCTCAATCTTTGGCGTGCCTTTGTCGTCACCAACACCAACATGTAAGAACCCATTGCCGTACAAAGCCATGTCTCTAACCCAACTCTGTTGCTTGATAGCAAAACGGTTCTGCAACAGCACCCACTTCACGTAGTTATTTAGCACATCTGTTTCTTTTGATTGCTCCACAGTGGTTGGCACAAACTTGAACTCAGGTAAACCAGAGGCAATATTAGACACTATCGTTTCAATGATAGTATGGGCTTCTCTGACGATAACATCTGATTGCCCATCATAAGTTCGCAAGATTCTTTCGCCTTTATAGCTCTTGTAGTAATCAGCCCACTTGTCTTTGTGGTTCGACATGTAGGTGCTAGATTCGGACATCAGCTCTTTTAGCTTGGTAATGTCCAATTTCTTGGGTTTTTTGCTATCTTCTGACAACTTTTCGTCTTTTTCGGAGGGCTGATCGTTCTTTTTTACCATTTCTGTGGTCGGTTCCATGAGTTTCTTTCCTTTTTTTGGTTGGTTTGACAATATTCTGGGTTGCATACTCTTGATTATAACCATTATAGGTACTCATCTGCAAGTTGATGGCTTTTGCCATGACAGTATCATCAAAGCTACCGTCTTGTGCATTAGCTCTACCTTGGTCATCTCTGACGTAGGTCATACACTCCCTGATGAAATCAAGATCTATATCATCAATATGATGCTCTCTAAGGGCTTGGTTAAGTGTGTCAATCAAAACACTATTCTTATTACGCCTAGTGGTTAACCAGCCCATCTTACTAGTGCTAGTCTGGAATAACTCGTCCTCTGATGTTTCTCTCCTATACAAGTTATGGTAAAACTTATTCCTCAAAGATTGAACAGTGGTCAGCCCATGGTTGTTAACCTCCACCCCAACAAGGGCGAAGTTATACAGAACCCCCAACTGGTAAACAATATCACCTAGCATATCAGGATCAATATGCCCTCTCCACCTAGCAACTGTCTTCACCCCTACCTCAGTGTTTCGTTGCACATCAATGACAGAATAGTCACCATCCTTTTGCCCTGCCTCTCTAGTAATACCTTCTGCCACATCCACAGCAATAGTGTATTTAGTACCTTTTTGCGGCTCTTCAAATATCTTCAATGGGGTAGGGTTATGACCAGTGATAGTTTTAGGAACGAAATCAAGATAATAGCTAGGCTTACCATTAGCATTCACCGTCCTAATCTCTGCAAACCTGATTTCTCGCTGTTTCTCTTCGGCTCTTGCCTCTAATTTCATCAAAGCTTTAATGTCGAATACCGGACGCCCTGTGGCCACAAATGCCTCGACATCATCCTTTGGATATTCTTGGTAGAACTTCTCTGGGTTAGTCCTAAACTCTCGCTTCTTAGCTCTTCTCCATGCTAATTTAGGATAGTGAACTCCCTGTGGATAACCCAACTGCTCAAACATTTCGAGTAGTTCCTTTTCCTCTTCGTCAAGATCTCCGGTAATCGGCACGTTCAACTCATAATCATCCATCTCATGCCATGCAACAAACAAAGGGGTGAATGATGACTCCCCTCTCTTGGCTGCTTGCCACTCATTATAGAAATATCCACCAACACCATTAGCAGTGCTTTCTAGGAAAGCAAAGGTGTTAGGCAACAATGGTATCGCCTGCATTGCCCCTGAAACGATGTCCTCGCCTCTCTCCCACAGGGCAACTTCTGACCCGTGGAAAAAGTTAATAGTGCTACCTCTACCTGCGCCATCATCAGCCACCAGGGTTTCGATTGATGATTCCAGCCCCTCGTGCCAGCCCCTTTGTGCTATCTGCTCTTTTTTAGCCGCATCATCAATATCAAAAGTCAGATCGTGCTTGGTGTTGTACCTAGTCGTGGGTCGGTAGAACTCTGCTGAATAAGTGAAAAAACGTTTAAACATCTGATATATAGCTGTTGAGCTTTTCTTCTCATGGGCAATGATCACAGACTTGATATACTGGTGGGTCGCTGTCCACCAATAACAAAGGGCTTCAATCAAAGTGCTGAACCCCATCTGCCTCGCCTTCAATACTATAATTCTCACTGGCTGGCCAGTGGCTAGCCTTTCAAACACCATTCCCGCAAGCTTCCTCTGGGGCTTGTTTAGGGTAAAAGGAATAATTTCGTTAGTTTTAGTCTGTATCCTCAGGTTCTGTTCACAATACAGATAGAAGTCGTTCCTGACCACATTGAACAGCGCCCTGATTCTATCGACATCAGTCTTATCTGGGCTATCATAATCTGGTATTTGCGACAATACAAACTTCCGGCTTTCAACAGATAGCCTTGATACTGGCGACACCTTGTCATCTAACTGGCCTTCACTAGGTTGCATTAGATTAACCTCAACCTAGTGGGTTCTGTGGGTTCTGTGGTGGTTAGGTTGTCAGGCTGAAATTCAGCATCGAGGTTATGCTCTGTTGGTTTCTGGGCATTTACAGGCTCTGTGTTGTCGTTTTCATCGTTATGTGATGTTTCATGCCATGTAACAGCTTCTCGTGGTTCTAGGGGCTTTGTGTGGTCGCTGTTGACAACTTCCCTTTTACGGGCAATCATTTTCTCTGTATTAACTGGCACTGGGTAGGTTTCATTAAACACCTGAATAATATGCTCTGGTTTCACTCCACCAAAGTGTTCAGGTGGAGCATCTGGTCCGCGGGACTTGTAGGTTTCAGGGTCTTTGTATTGTTGCAATGCCCAGTACATAATCCCAATTGATTGCTTTAGGGCAAGGTTACAGAATTGGCTCTTGTTCCTGATACCTCTCCAAACTTGAATGTTTTCAGGTTCTAGGTAGAAGTTGGCCATTATCTTTTTTCTTTTAGTGTAGCTAGGTCTGTTGTACTTGCCTGTCTTTGGGTCTTTAACCGAAACAGACTTGTCCGATGTATAGGCTAGTTTGTCCCCTAATTGACGGACCCCCAGAAACCAATCATCTTCGTTTAGTTTATCGGGGTCTATCACTGGTTGGGTTTTTTGTTTTTTAGGGCTGTTGTTTTCCATATTGCTATTATACCACTTGTGGTTGGTTTTTGGTTGGTTTTGGTCGTGGTGGGATTGGTGAAAGTCATTTATTGACTGGATTGCTGGGGTTTTCGGGGTCTTTTTCTGGGTAACTATTTTTTGAGTCTCTAAAACTGCCGGTAAGTTTTTCCTACCTAGTCACAGGGGGCTAGGGCAGGGCGCACTATTCAGCGTCTCAGGCCTACAGTCACAGAAGTCAGGGGTCCTAGGGCAATAGTCGCAAGGTCGCAATACAAACAGTGTTGATGTACTCTCTTTAAACTTTTTCCATAGGGATTGCTCCGCAATCATGTATTCCATTGTTTAACTTTACAACAATTACTATGCTTCTATTATTCCTACTATATTATCTTTTAGTGTTTACTGGTACTATTCAACAATTTCTTCGAAATTAACCTGGTAAAACAGTAACAATAGTGAAACTAACATGTGCGTCGTAGTCGCAGACCTGAGAATAAAAACTTTTTTTTTCGAAAAAGCCCGAAACTCAGGCATTTGACCAACTTGACCCATTGATGGGCAAGCTGTTTGTTCTAAATGTATTTATTAATGTACGAACCTTCGCTTGGGGGTTTCAATCCTTTTGCTAAGGGCGATGTCAATGACATCTCCTCGGTAACTTCCGCGGCTATCTATTTCGACCCGATAGAGGCCAGTCCAGTTTCATTCGTGGTTCACAGCGTCTTCCACATTCATTCCAATTTACTATCGCATATCGACCTGGTTTGTGCTTTGGTCTTGATGATATGGTCATCTAGTGCGGGGGGAATCGACCTCTGATACTATGAGTCCCTGACCCCGCTAAATCGCTGCACCAGTGTCGGTTCATCATGGGTGAATGCCCTGATGAGTTACAACTCTGGTGGTTATAAAATATAAATTTTAATGTACTAGAGCGGGGACAAGCCCCGCCCATATTAGCGTATCATATTGGGTGGTTTGATTGCAAATATTTTCTTGGTGGTTTTGATAAAAAGCTGTGGATAACTATGAGGCAGGGTGTGGATAACTTTTGCAGATTTTAGGGTCAACCTGTGGATAACTTTTTATTAACAGATGAGTGGGCTGTGGATAACCTGTGGATAACTTTTTCTGTGGGAATAAAAAATCCACCAAATTGAAGTCCGGAGTAAACTTTCTTTTTGGTGGTGGGTGTTGTCTTTTTTGATTATACTCTCATAGCTATTGCGCTTGGTTAGGAGTGGAGCGATGACAACAGTAACATCGCTCCGTTGGTAGTTTACTATGATTTTCTTTTGGTGGTCAAGCTAGTGTGTGGGATAATTTAAGCATAAACAACAACAGGAGGTATTATGGCAGATCCAACAAAGAATATTGAAAGCAGAGATGTTTGGTATATTGAGAGGACTGAGAGAGTTTATTTTGATGGTTATGTTGCTATGGCAGCTTATATTGATAGTAAGGGTACAGTGGCAGAGAAGGAGGCTCTGGCAAAGCCATATGGTAGGGGGTTTGTTGAGAGGAGGAATAGTAGCTTTGATGGGGAGGATGTTGTTATTGCAGGGAGGACTACGGTTGGGTTTTTGGAGGATGAGCTTTATCTTGATGATGGTGATATTATCGAGGGTTCTCTCTAATAGGGTCTCATTATTTTATAT